GCCATCTTTGCTCTATCTTTCCTTTCCTTCCTCTTCCCCAACGCCTCCGGACTATACACCTTTGCTCTATCCTCTTCTGACAGCTCCCGCGTCTCGTCGTGCATTTTCATTCTCCTTGTGTCGAGGCTGGCATATGCCTTGTTATTATGTAATCTGTGTAGTCTGTGAGCGACACCCCACCCACCCCCCCGAGAAAAGGTCTGTAATGTAATTTTATTTTTTTTTACATACATACACCCTCCGATGGGGTGTACCCCGCCCTAAACTAAGTCGACCGAACCATCATGGTAGAGGCTCTTGCATAAGCGGCCTAGGCGGGCCTCGGTCGCCTTTTTAGACAAAGTAGCTCATGCTGGCGGATTTTCATGGGCAAAGTCCTGCATAAGCTAGGCCCGGCCCCGTTTGGTGGCCTTGCACCCCTTGGCCTTGCATCCCGAAGTCCTGCATAGGTGTAGCTTGGCAAACCTGCTCCACTAGGAAAAGAGCGGTGCCAGCCGGGAACATTGGGCGAAGCCCATTCCCGCACTAGCACCGCCCTAGGCTGGGCGGCTACGCCTCGTGGTTTTCATCATAGTAGGCAACGGCTCCAGCCTTGTCACTGGACATCTGGACCGCTAGGTCGTGCTCGCCTTGCGAGTGGGCATGGTTAATGGCCCATAAAATCTGCTCAAGCCTAATCTCGGCCAAGCGAATCTTGGTAAGCTTCCGAGGCACGACTTCGTCTTCCCAATTGGCTTCTGCTCGTTGTCGAAGATCAAAACCGGCATTCGCATCGGCTCGCATCTGGTCATCAGGAATCTCGCCAAAGTCGTACTCCGAGATTGAAATCTCCCGGACCACGGTATCTCCGTTAACTTGCCAGCCCTTGGGAAGCTCTTTTGGCTCCGTTGCCAAAACTGTCAAGCCGGTTCGCAGGCTAACGCCGGCGTCGTCGTCAAGGGAATCTACAAACCCTTCCCAAATCTTGTCAACACCTACCCTTTTCTTCTTGCTAACTGTCAACATCTCAAATCTCCTTTTCACTTGTGAAAGATCCAGCCGGGCCGAGGAACACTTCCGGGGCCTTTATCAACAGCATACCCGACCGCCGGAAAAAGTCAAGAATATTCTGCTACTATTGTTAAAAAGACAAAGATTCTTTTGTTAGGATAATGTTAGGCTCCTAGCCAAGCCTTGCGGTTGCGACTCATGTTCAACTACTACCTGCAATTGAGACTCAGGATCATTTGTCAACTGCAATTGAGACTCGGCCGCAATTAGTCCTCGGGCCGAGCTACTTGCAATTGAGATTCATGTGCAACTAGCCTTGCTCGGCTCGGCCTGGAGGCGTAGCCTCCGCAATTGCAATACCCATCGGACCGTCCCCCACCGGGGTAGTCCTGATATACTATCTAGTCCTCTTAAAATACCCAAAGAAAATTTTCAAAGCACCCACAAAATTCCTAATACCCACAAAACATCTAAAAAAATTTTCAGGGCGAAGCCCCTGTACCTAAATTCTCGTTTAGGTATCGGGCCGGCTCGTTAGGTTGGTGGGTAGGTAGTGTCGGATCATGGGAAATCTAATCATGCCGAACGAAATTGAGGCTTCGCCTATGTTAATTGGAGCTAAATATGCCCATTGGAGTTAATCATGCCGAACGAAATTGACCGGCTTTTATCCAGGCATTGGAAAATCATGGACCTTAGCCTAGCCGGTTGGGGTTCCAAGCAAATTGCCGAGGCCTTGGGTATTACACCTCAGACCGTTAGCAACGTTACCAATTCTCCAATTTTTCAAGACGAAATGGCTCGGCGGCGTGGCAACATTGAGAAGACTTCTGATACGGAATTGGCCCTTACACCTAGCAAGGCTAAGGAAAAGCTTGACACCCTAGCCCTTGGAGCTGCGGAGAAACTAGGTCAGTTAATTGACTCAAGAGATGAGGCCATAGCCCACCGATCTAGCGTAGCTGTTTTGGACAAAGTCCTCGGCGGGGATATGGGCAAAGTTAGGCCAATTGTAATCAATGCCGAGGCTGTGCAGCTTTTGCAGTTAACCCTTGAAGAGTCCGTTGCTATGAAGGAGGCAATGTAATGGCAAGTACCGTGACCGGCAAAGTTTATGACCACGAGCAAATTGACGAAATGGCAACGATTTTCGGCACGGGGGATACACTTGCCGAAAGAAGAATAAGTATAGTTAAGGACATGAAACTAAGATTCATGAATAAGGGTCTTACAAAGAAACAGATGATCAATCGTCTTGTAGACAAGTACGATCCATGCCCATGCGGATCGGGTAAGAAATTCAAGTGGTGTTGTTGGACAGGTTAATGATAGCTCAAACCTCTGGACAACCTGAACAGGAGCAAAGCTCCCTTGCAACTGAAAGCCTAAATCCGGCTACAATTGCAAAAATAAAAAATCTAGCAAAGAATGATCTATATTTCTTTGCAAAGGCTATCCTTGGCTATGATTGGCTTGTGCCGCATATCCACGGGCCTCTTTGCAGGCTCTTAATGGACAAGACGAAGAATCGAAAGAAAATAACCTTGCCGCGTGGCTGGCTAAAGTCTACTGTCGTTACCATATCCTACCCGATTTGGTGTGCAATTAATGACCCTAACATTCGAGTCCTGCTGCTTCAGAACACGTCTACAAATGCTTGTAAAAAGCTCGCTTCTATCCGTTCTCACTTTGAGGACAATGACCTTTTTCGAGCCTTGTTTCCCGAGCTTTTACCTGATAATAATTGCATTTGGAAGAAAGATGCTATTCAAGTAAAGCGAAGTAAATCACATCCAGAGGCTACCTTTGAAGCAGCAGGAACTCGGAACAAGGTAGTGTCTCGGCATTATGACTTAATAATCGAAGATGACACCGTTGCCCCCGACCTTGATGACTTGACGGCTGATAATGTAATTCCATCGAAGAACGATATTGAAACTGCAATTGGCACTCATAGATTGGTCTATCCTTTGCTTACGGATTTTAAGAAAGAGGTAATCGTAGTCGGAACCAGATGGTTTGAGCTTGACTTACTAAGCTGGATGACGGAGAATGAGCCCTACTACGCCTCAATTGAAAGAGCCTGTAGGGAAAGCATCGACGCGGAAACCGGAGAATCTAGGTCTGATCCCGAGGGCAAAATAACTTATCCTGAAAGGTTTGACAGTGATGTCCTAGAGCAACTAGCAATTGCAATGGGTCCATATCTATTTTCATGTCTTTTCATGAACAAACCTGTTCGCAGTTGTGACATGATGTTCAAGCAGGATTGGATACAGTATTATAGCACGGCTCCTCAGAATCTTATGATTTACACTACGGTTGATCCTGCAGGTGATCCTAGTGAGACAAAAACAAATCCAGATTTCAATGTCGTAATGACCTGTGGAAAGCACATTTACACAGGTCATATTTATGTCCTTGAATACTTCCGAGAAAGATGTAATCCTGGAGATCTAATCCATGCGATTTTCAAGCACGTCAGGAAGTACAAGCCCATTAAGGTCGCCATCGAGGCAATTCAGTACCAAAAAGCTCTCCAGTACTTCGTCCGTGAAAGGATGCGTAAAGAAAACCTTTACTTCTCCGTTGAGGGGCTCCATTATTCCAAACGCTCGAAGGAAGCGAGGATAACCGGTTTGCAACCAGTCTTTGGTGCAAAACTAATTTCCATCCGAGAGCATCACCATCAACTAGAATCCGAGTTGCTTTCTTTTCCTCTTGGGAGGAACGATGATATCATTGACGCCCTTTCCATGCAGACTGGACTTTGGGCATTAACGAGAACTTTAACTGAAAGTGAGGACAATGATACCAAGGACGATCCCTTTAATGTAACTGCAATTATTAAGGAGATTGAAAAAGAGAAAAGTGGTCTTAATGAAAGACCCGGCTCAAGTCGGGGTTTGTTATCAAGGGTGCCAAACACATACGTTAGTCCCTTGATATTTGGCGATTGAGGTTTCACCAATTGAACTATTTGGAGACTTTGACATGAAACTTTTAGTGTTTTTTATTCTCGTGATGACTTTGGCAATAGCTTGTACCCAACAAGACCTAGAAGATTGGAGACTTCTCGCCGAGCAGGAGCCCTCCTCAAGCGAGAAGCTAACTGATGCCGTAACTGGTGCTAGTCCTACGGACTTTTTTGAAACTGCGGGAGCAATTATTACTGGAGTAAATCCAGCTGTCGGCACGGGTATTCTTGCTGCAGCATACTGGTGGAGGAAAATGCAAGAGCAGGCAAAGGGTCGAAGGCTTGCTGAATCAACTCAATCAGCTGTAGACGCCCTTGGTGCTAGTGATAAAAAAGAACTTGGCGAGAGTCAAGATATAGCTGTGAAGCGACTTGTAGATGACGCCCAAGGCAAGAACAAGGGAATGTTAAATACCATGAGGCGTATTCTTTAAGAGGTTGCTCCATGAATGATCAAGAAATAAGAACTGAGATAGCTATTCTTAAAGAAAAGCATGGAACAATGGTGACGCAAGTAGCGGCGATACACAAGGTCTTAGTTGAGAATGGGCTTATTAAAGCTGTTACGTTAAATACGACTTTTCGCAAGCATACGCAATGGTGTGAGAGAGTCATAATAAGCTCGGCCATTGGAATCATTATCTTAGGCATAGTTGTAGGAACTATTTGGCTAATTAAAAACTCAGGACAAGGATAAAACAATGGTTCAGCCAATTTACAGTTTTACGGCTGGGGGTCCGTGGAACAAGATTCTGGATGCAAACTCTACGGCAACATCTTTTGCAACCTGGGCTACTATTGCAAATATGGTGGCCACAGCTACGGGCATTATAGATGTTTCAATAAACAACCGAAAAAAGCCTAATATGGTTGAGGCTCTTTTCTTTGGAACAGACGCGGCTGATGAGACCTTCAATGTTCGCATAGGTGCCTTTGATCCTTCTTCTGATGAAACTCACCACATAGGCCGACAAATAGCCGTTTTGGCTGCAACACTTGGAGCAGCCATTGGCCTAGCCTCAAGTCTTGTAGATGAGAACCAGTTCTTTGCGGATACTCTTGATTTTACCTCTGGAGATCCTTTGGCAAGAATTATTTCTCCTGGAGACGATACAGTAGCTAGTTTCATGTTTGATGCTAGGGGTGCTGAGTTTATCCGATTTGAGTTTGATCGAGTACTTGCAGCAGAATGCAATGGCCTTTGGAGATACGTAAGTTAGGAAGGGCTATGACCACTCAATGGGTTAATTTGATAAAAAATACCATCGGGGCGGCACACTTGTACCGACTCAACGAGGCGGCTACGTCTTTTGTAGACGTAATTGGTGGTAAAGACATTGCACTTACTAGTGGGGTAACAACTAGACCGGAC